GGTTTTACTTACCAACAGGATCGTATGCAAGAGCCGTCGTTTGTGAGTAAAATGAGTATTCGTGAAAGGGCCTATGATGCTGAAACTGGCCTTTATGGCACTCAGCAAGGTGATAGCTACACTATTGAAAGGTTGATGCCGGTTCCTTACAATTTGGAAGTCAAATTGGACATATGGACCAGCAACACCGAACAAAAAATGCAGTTGATTGAACAATTGGCTGTGTTATTCAATCCCAGTTTAGAAATTCAAAGCACAGACAATTACATTGATTGGACCAGTCTAAGTTACGTTGAGTTAACAAATGTGCTGTGGACATCAAGAACAGTACCTGCTGCGGCTGAAGAACCAATTGACATTGCAACATTGACATTTACCATGCCCATATGGATCAGCGCACCTGCCAAGGTCAAACGCCTGGGTGTTATTCAAAAGTTCGTTGGCAGTGTGTATGATGAGGATGGCGCATTAAGCGAAGATACCTTGCTGCTCAATCTTATCTCACGTAGATATATTACCCCAATGGATTACGGAGTATTTTATGCCGGCAATCAACTTCAACTGTTGAAGCGACAAGAAGTGGTTGATGCTGATGATAACATTATACAAGTTGCGCCACCGGTCACATGGAAATCGTTGATCGAAGTGTACGGAACACTTATAACTGGCAGTACAGAAATAAGATTGAGCTTGCCAACTGGCACAGAGTTGATAGGTACTATTGCCTATCATCCAACAGATCCTTACATACTGTTGTTTGAAGTGTTTGAAGATACAGCACCATCAAATACATTGTTGGCAGTAGATGCAGTAATCAATCCGCAAAATGTCAAAGTTGACAGTAACTTGCTTTCGCCTAGCACTGGCACAAGATACTTGTTGACTGATAGCATTGGAAGTGCTGGTAATACAGAAGGCAGCATTGTGTGGGATGATCTGGTAGCAAATGCCAATGACATAATCCAATACACTGGTAGTGCGTGGCAAGTGGTATTTGACAGTGCAAATGAGACATCAACAGAGTATGTAACAAATACCTTGACTGGAGTTCAATATCGCTGGACTGGCGAGGAATGGGTCAAAGCAGTAGAAGGTGTTTATCGAGGTGGTGAGTGGAGTCTTATCATATAGGTTGTGGTGCATTAATTTACAGTATCAAAACCAAAAGATATCTTTTTTTATTAAGAAATCAAAAACGACATGCTGGTTCTTGGGGTCTTGTGGGCGGCGGAGTTGAACCCGGCGAAAGTCCTGTAGACGCATTGCACAGAGAAATAGCAGAAGAAATTGAACTTGAATCTTTCAAGCAGATTGTACCGCTTGAAAAATTTACCAGTGATCAAGGCAATTTTGAATATCACACGTATCTAATCACTGTGGAGCAAGAGTTTACTCCTAAGCTGAACGATGAACATAGAGGATATGCTTGGACCAGCATTGCCGATCATCCAAAACCTTTACATCCTGGAGTGTGGCGTACATTCAACTTTGAAGCAGTGATCAATAAGATTAAAACTTTTGAACGAGCTTTAGAGATCGCACTCTAAAACCAAATCACGGAAACTGATTCTACGTAAATTTGTGTGTCCGTACCAAGAAGCAGGCATATATCCTCTGCCAGTCGAATTGACCAAAACGAAATCAACCAAGGGATAAGTTTTAAATACATGACCCATTGACGTAGCCATAAATTGATCATTTTGTCCTACCAAGTCTGTGTACCCGCGCGAGTCAGCATACACATTATTGATTGACCCTTTAGTATCATTGCCATCAAATCCAATCAATACAACTTTGTGATAACCATCAAAACAGGCCAAATATGCAGCCAATGATCCTGAATTCCAACCTGGATCTTGTGGTATTAAATGAAAAGATCCCGGATAATTTAGTATAGCTGCACCAGTGGCGTACACAACGTTGGTTGCACTATATCTTTTTTGAACAACTTCTTTTATAACGTCAGGTCTGGTGCAAACTAAAAAATCTGGTTCAAAATCTCTGTACATGGCATTGCAACCGTAAGTTTGGATTCTGCGTACCACATTTTGTTTTTTGAATTCTTTTAAGTTAAAATCTAATCTACTGATGCCATTTCCAATTATGACCGCTGTTTTACCAAACCCTTGATAATTCAATGTGCGAGGAACGAATTCTTTTGTGTATTCCCAAACACCGTCCTGATAACTGGCAGATGCATAGATGTCTTCGCCTGTATAACTATTTCTAAATAATTTTTTTATAGTTTTCATTTATACCCTGCCTACTACTATTTCAATTAATTGTATTGAATTATCTAAAATTTCCGCAAGACTTTTCCCAATTACGCATCCAGGTTTGTAAAGCGTATCTTTGCAGGCTTCTGCAACACCTGCTATATTGCTTGTTACTAATAATGTACCTTTTTTAACTGGACCGCGAACCTGGCAGGGAACTCTACCTTGTAATGCTAAAGGTATAACATTATTGCCTTTTAATGCACTATTCATTAAATGTGCAGGATTAGTTGAAACCACTCCAGCTACAGAGATATCATGAGATAATGTTGAAATTGTAACTTCATGACTACCCCCAAAAATTAGAACAGTCCCTGGTTCGTAATTGTTGTCGGCTTGATAATTTTCTGCCAAGTCGGCGTATCTGGCCTGTGTTGATACCCCATAAAAGTTGTTCCACCAACGAGTATCTGAACCTAAATTATTAGTTGAGATTAAGTTAGCACTTGGTAGAATATTACCTGTAGCAACAATAGCCACACCAGCTGAGCCGCCAATATGCAAATTACCAGTGTTAATACCAACACCACCAGTTACTTGTACTGCCCCGGTGGTAGTCGAAAATGCTTGAGTATTACTGTTTAATACAATGGCATTAGCAGTTAGTGTACTACTAACTGTTGATAATTTATTCCATGCTGCTTTTGTACTGTTATAAACATAAATTACATTGTTTACTGTTGCTTGTTGTAAATTTGTTGGGCTAGATGGAAATGGCATTAGTCTCTCCCTACTACTACTTCAATGATTTTGATTGAGTCGTCATCAATATTGTCCAAGCTTTTTCCTATCAGACATCCGTGTTCAAATTTGTTTTTATCTAATTTACAAGCAGTACCTGGAATGTCACTTGACACTAGTAAATCTCCTTTGGCTATAGGTCCTTTCACTCGACACGGAACTCTACCTTGTAATGCCAGTGGTAAAACATCATCGCCAACTAATGCGCCATTCATTAAATGTGCTGGATTTTGAGAAATTACTCCTGCTACTCGGGGATCATGTGTTATAGTAGATATTGTAATTTCTTGTTCGCCACCAAAACTGACCACTGTCCCAAAACTGTACCTGTAATCAGACAAATAATTTTCTGCCAAGTCGGCGTATCTAGCCTGTGTTGATACCCCATAAAAGTTGTTCCACCAAAGTGTGTCAGACCCTAAATTATTTTGTATAGATAAGTTAGAACTTGGTACAATGTTTCCAGTAGCTACAATTGCTCTGCCGCCTGAACCGCCAATATACAAATTGCCAGTAGTAATGCTGACACCACCAGTAACTCGCAGGTCACCTGTGGTAGTAGATATTGCCTGTGCATTACCAGTTGCTGTAACTGTTACTCCACTTAAAGTAACGAAATTATTACCAAATGCCGAACTTACATCAACCCATATGCTGTTAGTTCCATCATTAATATATTCATAAAGTATGTCTGTGCTTGAATCATACCACATATCCCCTAAAATGCTGCCAATTGGGGTTGTTGTAGATGTGGTCCAACGAGCTGTTTGTCTAACTGCGTTAGCAGACCATTCTGGATAGGATGTTAGAAAAATACTTTGGTCAGCAGTGGCACCAATATAAACATTTCCTGCTATACCCGCACCACCAGCTACAACTAATGCACCTGTTGTTGTAGATGTTGATGTGGTAGTTGACCCAATTACAGTATTACCTTGCACTGTAGTTGATAACGCTACGGCACCATCTCTTGCAATTATATGCAGCAATGGAACAGAATTGTCAGACACTGTTCTAGTAGTAGAGGAGATTACTAAACCATTTCCGCTACTGTTTAATGAAGCATTAATAAACATTACACCAGATGTACCAGCACCAGGACTTGCAAAAGTTGCTTTATAGCCTGATGTACCTGATCCTACATTTAAATTACCCGCAATGCCTGCACCACCTGTGACCACTAATGCGCCCGAGGTTACTGAACTGCTGACTGTGCCGGAGTTGGCAACCAAGTTGCCAGATGCAAATACACCTCGATCAAGTACCCACGAATCAGTTGCAGATTTGTATAAAAACCTAGCATTGGCACCACCGACAGTTAAGCCGGCACCATCTGCAGCAGCAGCATTAATTGCACCATTGGCCACAGTAATGTTAAGGTCTTCAATTGTTAGTGTTTCTGTGTTTAGAGTTGTGGTATTTCCTTGAACAACTAAATTACCTGTGACAGTTACATTACCTGGTGCTGTAATGTTTTGCGCCAATGCAATCGTTATTGTACTACCACTAACTGCGGTTGTTATTTGATTGCTAGTGCCAGCAATTGTCAATGTTCCGCCACCGGCTACACTGCCCGAACCAGACCCACCTGCCAGTGTAATTGTTGTACTGACCACATTTGATGTGACACTGGTTATGCGACCTTTGCTATCAACAACAATGGTAGGAATACTGGTAGCACTACCGTAATTGCCAGCTACTACACCTGTAGCAGTTAAATTTAAACCTACATTTTGACCACTGCTAATATTTGCAACGATTTCAGTTGTATTTGCTATTGTGGTAGATGTGAATGCTTGGCCGTTTCCTGCCCAATATACCCCGTTAGTTGTATATACTCGATCTGTATAAACATTTCCTGCAATACCTGCTCCGCCACGAACAATTAAAGCACCAGTATTGGTGCTTGTACTCGGAGTAGTATTGGCTGCAATTAGATTTCCGACCTTGACAGGATCATAAATTACTTTAGAATTGGTTAAACCAACTGATCCAGCTGCTGGTGCAATATCTATGTTGCTAAAAAATACCCATTCATTTGTTTGATAACTTCTTACAGCACCAGTATATTGATTTAGACCGTAACTGCCACCGGTAAAATCGCTGAATACACCAATATCATAATTGTAAGGATTATTATTACCTTTCAGATAAACTAAAG